CCAACCATTGCAATAATCGGTGGCAGCGAATTAGCCGCCTATGATCTCACTATCGAAATGCAAGCCCAAACGGCTTAAGGCGGTTACATGTACTACATCATCAAAAGCGCTCGACTAGGCGAGGTTGGCACCGAGTACGAACCCAAAGCAGGCATAAACGTAGACGCCCTTTTATGGGGCGGTTTAATTGTCGAAGTAAACCCCGAGCAACCCGGCGAAGTATCCACACACGCACCAAAAAAAGGTGCTAAAAATAAGAAAGCAACGAAAGAGAGTTAAACACCATGGCAACCAGCACCTACCTTTCCAACCCAGTCGTAACCGTTAACAGCGTCGATCTAACCGACCAATGCACGGCCGCTACTTTTACGCACCGTTTCGATCAACTTGAAAACACTTCTTTTGGAAAAACGGCCCGCACCTACCAAGCAGGATTGGGCAATCACGAAGTGACCTTAACCCTTTACCAGTCGTACGCAGCAACCGAAACCTACGCAACGTTGGCCGCATTGGTTGGCACAACCACAATCGTTACGGTTGCAGACGTCGCAGCGGGTGAGGTTTTCACGCTAACCGGGGCGTTCCTAGCGGAAATGCCGGTAATTTCTGCAACCCTTGGTGAACTTAGCACCGTAGACATTACGTTTACCGGTGGCGTTTATAGCGTTGCATAAATAGCGCCGAACAATCGGCCCGACACGAAAGCAGGCACATGCAATTAACCCTTGAAGTAACCAACCAAGACGGCACCTACCAAGTAAGCACAAACCTATTTACCATTGTGTTGTGGGAACGCCGATTTAAACGCAAAGCGGCCGACATGGCAAACGGTATTGGTGTTGAGGATTTGCTTTATTTGGCGTGGGAAGCAAGCAAACAAAACAAAATTGTTGTGCCATCAGAATTCGACAAATACTGTCAACAAGTAACCAACATTGAAGTAACCGCACAAGAGGCCCCAAACCCTACCCAAGCGGCACCTACCGACGGCAACTAGCAGAACTACTAGTAGCAATAAGTTGGGCGCCGCATTGGTACAGCGCAACGTTTGACGCACAAGACCTAGCCACGGTGGCTAAAGTTTTAAGCGAACGGAACAAAAGGTAACGGTATGGCGCAACCAGTTTTACAGGTAAAAGGTATACAAGAAACCTTGGCGCTATTGCACAAAATAGACCCGTCCTATAGGCGAAAAATTGGTGTACGCATTAAGCGAAGCGGTGAAATAATCCTTAACGAAGCCCGAAGCATGGTGGCACATTACGACAACAGCAAAGGTAACGGCGCCCCGCTTTCCGGCATGGTTCGAGGCAACCTAGTGCGCGGCCGCGAAACGTCATGGCGTACCGATCAGGTGCAAAAGGGTTACAAAATTAAAGTAGGTGTACGCCCCAGCCGTGAACGCTATGTAGATTTTAACCGGGGCGGTTATACCGAGCAGGTAGTTTTTGGTGCCAAGCCTTACCGGCTTATGGTGGTGCAATCCACCGACCCAGCGGGCGTGATCTATGACCATGCCGGGCGAAACGTAAGCAGCCTATTTGTGGCAAACCTTACAAAAGAGGAAGGCCAGCAACCCCGCGTTATTGACAAAGCGGTTACTAAAAACCGCGACGCCGTGCAACTAGACATACAATCGGTTATAGCCGACGTTGAAAAACGCACAAATACGCAACTAAAGCAGAGGGTTAAATAATGGCAATTAACATACCGATTATTACGTCGTTTGTTAATACGGGCGTACAGGCTGCCGACAAACAACTAAAAAAGTTTGGTACTAGCGCTAAAACCGTTGCGGGTGCCGTTGGCGGGTTGTCTATTGCGTTTGGCACCGTAAAAAGCGTTATAGGCCCAGCGATTACCGCGGCTTCCAATCTGCAAGAAAGCATGCAGAAAGTAAACGTTATTTTCGGCAAAGGCGCGAGTGAGGTTGAGAAGTTTGCAGCGAGCGCGGCTCGAAGCCTTGGCCAGTCTAAGCAATCGGTTTTGGACGCTGCCGGGGCGTTCGGCACGTTCGGTAAAGCCGCCGGGCTATCCGGTCAAGATTTAGCGGTATTTAGCAACGACTTTACAACCCTTGCTACTGACCTTGCGTCGTTCAATAACACAAGCCCCGAGGAAGCCGTACAAGCCATTGGCGCCGCGTTACGAGGCGAAGCCGAACCGTTGCGCCGTTTCGGTGTTTTGCTTAACGACGCCACCTTAAAACAAGAGGCGTTGAACCTTGGCATTTACGACGGCAAGGGCGCCCTTACAGCACAACAAAAGATTTTGGCCGCGCAAGCCGCAATTTATAAACAAACAACCGACGCACAAGGCGACTTCTTACGAACCAGCGACGGCCTAGCAAACAGCCAACGAACGTTAAGCGCCGAGTTTGCCAACATACAAGCGCAACTAGGCCAAAAGTTATTGCCGTTAATGGAAGACTTTACAAATTCATTGTTAGACATTAGCGATTGGGTGCGCCGTAACCCTAAAGCCTTTAGCATGATTGGCAACGGTTTGGGCAACATTGCAACCCAAGCATTTAAAGCAACAAACAGCCTTTACCCGTTTATTTTTAACCTTACAAAACTTGTTGGTAACACCGTTGAAGCCGAAAAGGTTACGGGCGCATATAACGAAAACTTAGGGCGATCTACGGCCGCACATATTCGAGGCGTGGACGCTGCACACGAATTTAACAAAAGCCTTAAAACCACAAAAGAGGAAACAGGCGGCGCCGCTAAAGCAATAAACGAACTTTACGACGTCATTAAAGACAAACTAAGCGACGCGCTCGACGACGCACAAGATCAACTACAAGACGCACAAGACGCGTTTACTGGCTTTGGGCAATCCGTGGCAACCAGCATTAGCGAAGGGTTTAACTTTGCTACCGCTAAAGACGCTGGCGACGAAACAGGCGCCGGGTTTTTGGAAGGGTTGCGCGACCAAGTAACAGGCGTTCGAGAGTATGCCCGCAACGTTGAAATGCTGTTAGAGCGTGGTTTAAGCCAAGACGCGTTACAAGCCGTTTTAAACGCGGGTGCCGAAGCGGGCGCCGCAATATCGGGCGAACTGATCGCAGGCGGTCAGGAAGCCATTACAGGCCCCGGCGGTGTAAACGAATTGGTAGCCACCGTTAAAGGCGTGGCAGACAAGTTAGGGCTTGACACGGCAAGCCGTTTTTACCAAGCGGGCGTTGACCAAGGCCAAGCGCTAGTGGCGGGCTTAGAAAGCGTTTTAGCCAAGTATGAAAAGATACTTAAAAACCCCAAACTGACTACTAAGCGCTTAGAAACCTTGTTAGACAAAGCGCAAACCGACATTGCATTTACGCAAATAACAGCCGGGCAAACCATTGCTACCCCAGCGCCTACCGCCGCGAGCATTGCCAGCGTTAACCAAGCAAAAACGGCTAGAGCAACCAGCAAACCGCCAGTAGTCGTAAACGTCAATGGTGGGCTTGCTACTAGCGCCGAAATTGGCAAGGTAGTGACCAACAGCCTTAAAGCGTATGCGCGGCAAACAGGCCCGCTAGAAATACCTACCGTTGGGTATAGGTAATGCCCGGCACCGCAATAGCCCAAGCCGGCAACTATTCCTTACTGATTGACACGGGCTTTATTCAAGATGGGTTTGTGCTTAACGACACCCTTAAAGGCGTCCTTAACAATACAACTTACGTGTTAGACGGTACAACCGATTTTGCCGACGTCACCGAAAGCACAACCCAAATAAGCATTAAACGCGGTAGGCGCGACATAGGTGACCAATTTGGTACTGGCACTATGCAATTCACGATTAACGACGTGGAAGGGATTTTTTCGCCGTTTGACGACGAAAGCCCGTACTACAACACACCCGAAGCGTTACCCGGGTTAGCACCATTGCGCGCCGTTGAGTTAATCCGCTACGACGACAACAACGACCCCGAATACTTGTACCGCGGAAAAATAGTCAACTACAACTACAACTTTGCCCTTGACGGTATCGACACCGTTACCGTGTTTTGTAGCGACAATTTCTATTTGCTTAGCCAAACGTTTATGGACGAACTAAACGTTGACGTTGAAACATCGGGCGAACGCATAGAAACCGTTTTAGACCTACCCGAAGTGGACTACCCAACCGGGGCCGCTCGAAGCATTGACCCCGGCACCGTAGACCTAGGCCACAACGCAGCGTTTACCGTTCCCGCTGGCACCAACGTTTTGGCGTATTTGCTACAAATAAACCAAACCGCCGAATTTGGCCGTTTCTTTGTGGCACGTGACGGGGTATTGACCTTTACGCCGCGTGTCGGCACCACGCTAAGCGCCCCAGTAGTGGCATTTGTTGACGACGGCGTAGGCGTACCGTATGACGGGTTAGGCATAACGTTTGAGGCCGACGCCGTAATAAATAGGGTTTACATAGAAAACCTAGACGGACACAACGCAACCGCTAACGATTTAACCAGCCAAGCAACCTATTTTGTGCAAACCAACAGCATAACCAACAGCCTTTTAGACAACGCCGACGTAGCGGCCGCAGCGGTTTACCTATTGAACGGCACACCCGAAGCGCGCTACAACAGCGTAGAAACCGTGTTCGGTGCCCTAACCGCAACCCAGCGCGACAGCGTGGCGGTGGTGGACATTAGCGACACCGTAAGCGTCGAACGCACATTTGTAACAGGAAACACCACAACGACACTTGCCCAAGAATTAGCCGTAGAGGGTGTCGAGCATGAGATCACATTAAACGGGCACCGAGTATTGCTATTTACCAGCCCAACTACGATTGTGTTTGAGTTAATACTTGACGATGCGGTGTATGGCACCATAGACGCATTAAATGTTTTAGGATGATTACGTTATGACCGTTCCAAACTTTACCGCGGGTCAGGTTTTGACGGCCGCAGAACTCGACGCGCTTAGGAGTGCTTTAGGTATGACTATTCCAGATTTTGTTGCAGGGCAAGTGTTGACCGCTGCCGAGTTAAACCAACTTGTTGCCGTGGCAAATAACCCGATTTACGGCACAGCAACAGGTGGCGTTGGTGCACCCGTAGCAGTAACTATCGGCGGTGTTGATTACGAGTATTTAACATTTACGTCATCGGGAACGCTGACGATTACTAAAGCGGGGCTTTTTGACGTGCTTATGTTTGCGGGCGGTGGTTGTGGCGGTACGGGTGCAACGAACGGCGCGGTCGGCGGTGGCGCGGGTGCGGGCGGTGTACTTGAAGAAACAATCTTTTTAGACGCAAGCGTTACGGTTACGATTGGTGCGGGCGGTGCGACTGGTACTCCGTGGACTGAAGGGTCGTCTAGTACTGTCGGAAATGCAGCGCGCAATTTGTCGGTCGCTGGGGGCGGAAAAGGGGGAGGTTATTTAACGGGTCTTGCATCAATCCAAGGCTCGATGGGTGGGTCGGGCGGTGGCGGGGTATCGGCTAACGTAGGACAAGGTTTTGCAAACATTGCTAATCCTTCAATGGCACCCGGCATTTCAGGTCATTCGGGCGCAGCAAATAACGGCGGCGGGGGCGGTGCAACTGCGAACGCGTCAACGACGACCGGTGGAACGGGTTATGACGTTAGCGCTTTTATTGGCGGTTCTGCCTTAATAAAAGCAACAGGCGGAAACGGGAACACAGTCGCAAACACCAATGGCGCCGCAAATAGCGCCGATGGCGGTGGCGGTGGGCCAACAGGAAATAACACGGGCTACGGCTCGGGCGGCTCGGGGATCGTTTACATAAGGTTTAAGGTTTGATATGGCACACTTTGCGTTAGTAGAAAATGGCACAGTCCAACAAACAATCGTTATTTCAAATGATGATTGCGGTGGCGGTGATTTCCCAGCAAGCGAACCAATCGGGCAGGCGTTTATTGCGTCTTTAGGTCTTGAGGGCGAATGGTTGCAAACGTCCTATTCGGGGTCGTTTAGAAACATGTTTGCTGGCCCCGGCATTTTGTTTGACGCTTCATTAGGCGAGTACGGCGAGTTTGTTTCAGCCGTAGTAATACCGCCAGTCGAGCAATGAAATGGCCGTTGAAGTTGTAGTTTCTTTAGTCGGTGGTGGTTTTGCCGTGTTGGTTGCGCTTATTAGCAAAATTGGGCACGATAACCGCAAAGACCACGGCATAGTACATACCGCGTTAGGGCGCATAGAGCAAAAGATTGACGGACACGTAGAAAGCCACGAAAAATGAAAAAACAAATACAACAATTGTTTTACAGTTACGGCCGTAGCGTTG